TCTGTCTATATATAATCCTGCAGCCATGCCACGATTCTTTTCTGCGTTGGTCGCAGCGGAAAAAGCCCCCTTCTTCAAAGCCTCCTCTCTAATTTTACCAAGTTCTGCTACATGCTTGTCGTAAGTGACTTCAAACTTTTTAAGTTTTTCTTCTCGTAATGCTCCGATGTATTGAACTACCAATGGTGATAGTCTTGGATTCTGTAATTCTGATGCTTCAACACGTGCTCTTTTCTCACTGTAGCCAGCAGCAATAGCTGCGTCAGCACCAGTAGTTCTACCCTCGTTAAATACTATGTATTCAGCAAAGCGCTTCTGCATTTCTGTCAATCTTTTTGGAACTCCCATGTTGACAATTTAAGGTAACTGTCCTATAAAGTCAATATGAAAGATGACAATGATCATTTGGAAAGAGCTGATGATGCCACTTATGAAGATGAACAAGCTACGTCTAAACGTACGGTCACCATACCTCTTAAAGAATACGACGAGATAAAACGTGAAGAGCATTTTATTAAAAGTCAGACTTTAATTGATATTATAGATAATATTGAAAGATTGGTCAGAGCATTAAGAAAACATATAATTAGAAAGTGACAGGAGGAGTTTGTATTATGGCAGAGATGAGAGAAGATAGAGGAGAATTAGATTTAACTTTGCAAATTGAGAAACTGAAAAAGAGAGCTGAAGAAGCTGAAGGAGAACTTACGATCATTAGGGGTATAGGAATAAATTCACCGGAGATGCGTGCTCTGCAAAAATCAGTTAAAGAAAAAGATGAACTTATACAGGAATTGCGTATGCGTATTAGAGATATGTTATTAATAAGCGAACAACATAGAAATATATTAGGCGCTGAAATAACTGACAGAAAAAGATTAGAGAAAGAAGTTAGTGACTTAAAAGTACAGATGTCCGAATATCTAAGTGTGCGGGTGGACAGTACTCGTAAGTCAGGAGCATAATGTTAGTTAAAGATTTACAACAGTTTCTAGGAACGTTTACAGATCGACTTAAAGGAAATGCCATTAGTCATGCAAGAATTTTTGTTGAGAAGAATGGGTATCTTGAAGAAATTAAAAGAATGGAAGTGCAAGAGCATACTATTATAGGACAGCCAGGTCTAAGACTTGTTCTTAAAACCTTGGAAGAAAAGAAATTAATTATACCCGACAAACTGCACGGAGATTTTTAGAAAGGAGTAAAATGGAAATAACTGTAGAGCAAAGAAAACAATTGTTAGCGTACTTATCCACAAGACCATACAATGAAGTATACTTATTGGTCGCCATGTTAGTTAGTTTAAAACCTAAATCTAATGGTAAACAGAAAGACAACGTTACCTCTAAAAGTTAGTGGGTGCTGAGGTTAAATTATACAAAAAACTTAAAGTATTTACACCGCAAATTATCTGGAATAGGGTTGAAAACCTTAGCCTTCCTGGCATGCCTGATCTATTGGGTTATAATAATTCTGGCAGGTTTTTCACAGTTGAACTGAAAGTAACGAAGGGTAGAAAAATTAGATTCTCACCACACCAAATTGCATGGCATGTGCAACATCCTAACAACACATTTATCTTGGTCGAGGCACTCGGTCCCCGGGCCGTGAATCGTTATCAAATGTTTCGTGGATCACGAATCATGAAGCTTGACGCTTGTGGCTTGAAGCTTGACGCTTGCTGCTTGGGGCTTGAAGCTTGCCGCTTGAAGCTTGAATCGCTTGGCGCTTGATGCTTGCAGCTTGAAGCTTTCTTCTCTCAGCTCTCATCTCCGCGTAATATTTTGGATGGTACCAGGTCATTAGTGTTTTCCATATATAACACGCTTCGTGTTACGATCCCAGCACTTCCTACAATCTAGACATTTATTTCCTTGCTTAGACGCCGGGCATGTCACGGCTTCATGGTCCGTGGTCACGCCTGACGTATACGGCCACCAGGAAGGAGGCACCTGTTGGTTGTTCATATGATCGGATAATACTATTTTTAAATTCTTTGGAACTACGTCCGGATCTATAAGCTTCAAGAAGCGCGCTTCACGTGTTGGCAGCCAGTGAGCTGTGTCCGGTGTACGCTTGCACACTTCAAAAATATTTTTTAAATGCTGGACGCTTTGAATGTCTCCGGAGTCATGCCATCTAAAGACTGGTTGCTGGTCTATTAAAACTACCATAGCTTCAACCCATCGTGGATCGTGGAGCCGGTCCAGTCGACGTTGCATTGCGTCTTTTACATTTTGAAATCTATAGCGGCCTTTAAGTGCATAGCAGCCTGAACAGGTAGAGTTGAGCACATTCACGAGCTTGGCGCCAGTAATGCATGCGACGGCCGGCAGGTTGATCGAGGGCCCGGGCATTTTGTTTGGCTTGCTCAGTCCTCCGGTTATTTCTTTAGCTTCTTTTTTAAGCATCGAATTGTTTTTCCGCTAGCTCTTTAACTCTAGCCTTAAACTTTAAATATTCGTCATGATTACCGCAAATGTGCATATAATCTTGAGACCAGGTGACCCAACGATCCACAAATTTTTGTCTTGTGAATTCCTTCTCACTGAAGCCTGGATTGCTTACTGTTTTTGTTTTTTCTGTTTTCATAATTTATTCCTTTCTAATTACTTTATACATTTTAATTGTGTTCTTTTCGTGGCGCTTGGTGCTTGAAGCTTGTAGCTTGTAGCTTGCAGCTTCCGGGCCATGGGCCACGTCTTGTGGGCCAGGCGCTTGCGCGCCTGGTCCTGATGAACTAATCAAGTTCATGGATAGGAATATCTCCTATTGCAGCCTTCACGACGCCGCCATTGGTAGCCCGGTTAAGGCATTCCAGGTATTCTGTCTGAGACAGCCCGACCTGTTCCACAAGGAACGCGTGTTTAGCATTCTGTGTACCAAACTTTGGGTCCAGAATGTATTCCACAGCCTTGTCCAGGATGTACTGTCGCTCAGCACCACCTGGTCGGAATTCGGGTTTAAGAGAACGTGACATAATTACTTTATATCAGGGATTTTGTGGGAGTCAAGAACTTTCTTGCTTGGCGCCTGAGCGAGCTCGCCCGCCCCCCCCCCGGCTTGGAGCTTGAGGCTTGAGGCTTTTAAAAAACTTCTCGCAGCTGGCCAGGTAAGCGGGACTGAGGTCCCGCTTATCGTGTATAAAATAGTTTAATAAATTATTATGTTTGGATCTAATGGTCAAAAATTACCGCCTTCAATGTCTTCAACCGTGGTCTTTGGATCCAGGGCCAATTCAATTTTTTCTTTTAAATTGGCGCTGTCTTCTTGGACGCCTTCAGGAGGTCCTTCATCTATATTAGAGTCGAGCCATCTGACAATGTATTCTATTATTGCTTTTTCTTTAGTCATCAGTCTAAAACTACCATGTATTGTTTCGGAAAGTATTTTTTAAACCAATCTAGACCGAGTCTTACAGTGTCCCAGTCCTCGATCATCTCAGCTCCTATGATCACGTCATAAACACTAGCGGCAAAGCCAGGCATCGTTGTTTTTTGACCGCTGAATCTATTTTTTACTTCAACAGATTTTTCAGGATATATTTGGCAATCAAAAGGCATTTTTATTTTTTTGCCTTCATGCTCAAATGTTTTTGTCTCAAACTTTATTTTTGGTAATGGTATCATTATTTCTCCTTTGTTAATTCATCCTACTAAATCATTTAATCACTGTACTGTCAAGCTTGAAGCTTGGAGCTTGAGGCTTGCAGCTTTTTTTAATTTTTCATATTAACTCATTAGGGCTTACTTAAGAACCCTAATGAGCAAAACCTGGCGCAATGTATAGACCGGTCGCAGAGCGCTGATTTTTCTCATTATTACTAATCCCGGATCCCTGGATCGCATACGATTTAAGAGGCCGCATCACCAAGGATCAGGGATCAGTTCTGGTTCATAACACAAAGACGGATTTGCATCGGTGTGATGTGCTACAACCAGAAGTTGTCCCTGTGCTTTGGCTAACCATAGCCCAATCATTTATGGGACAAAGTTAGACGCATTGCACATATCCAACATAATGCTTGACAAAGGAATTGTCAAGATATAAAACTTTATTTATGCAAAATAAAACGAAAGGCATATATGAGTAGAATAAGACTAAATCAAGAGTATCGGAATAAGGTTGCATTAAAAATGAAATCTTATGCTGAACAGGAAGATACTCAAGAAAAAGAAAAGTTTTTCCAAGAGAGGGAAAACTTTAAAGCAATCCAAGATAAAACTTGGTCACTTGCTCAACAATGTGTGACTAGACAATATCCTAAAGAAGATGTTGATATGGCACATTACCTTCAAGACAAATATCCAAATGTAAATACGATTGCAAAGGATAGTTGTTTCCATTTTGGTTACATGGCAAAAAAAGAAGGCGCTGTTGATGATGATGAGTACAATGGTTATCACGCAGAACAAGATGACAAATACATCTCTAAACATTTTGATTTCAGATTAAATGGAGATTTAGATGGAGTTGATAGACAAGATGATGAGCAAAGCTATAGACCAAGTTCAAGAGATTTTGGCTATGCTTATTTTAGAGATGAACTAAAAGCACAAAAAGATTGTAACCCAGATATTACAATCGAAATGGAAGGCAAAGACAGCAATCCACATCAAACTAAATTTCAAGACGCAAATGATAAGTATCTTGGAACTAATCATACAAGAGATAATCTAACGTCATACGCAGATAAATGGGATAAGGAATATGAGTTAGATTTAATTGGTCGTGAGTATTGTAGAGATAGGCAAATAAATGTTTCGAGAGAAGAATATAAAACTTTCGAGATGTGGCAACAGAAAAAAGGACATTTAATCATGGCACATTATAAATGGGTTAAATCTATTTTGAAACAATATAACTTTATTAAAGATGTTTTAAAAAGTTATAAATATTTAGATGAAGCCATTGAGTTTGCTCAAGAGAGTGGTTCAACAATTACAGAAGCAGATATAATAAGATGTAATAGTTCTGGTTTAACTATTTACAATCCTAAAAGTGCTTCTGAACATTTAAAAGCCATGAAAAATACGACAGTAACAAGAGAAGCTAAAATACTCGCTAGACAAGAATATGAAAAACAACAAGCGTTAAATTAGCGATTGACAGTTAGGGATAATCCATGATAAGATTATCCCTAATTAACTTATACAGGAGAAATAAATGTCTATTAAATACTTTACTTGGTTTATGAAATCACGAAATAAAATTGATACTATTAAAGGTGTTGATGAACATGGAGATTTTAAATCAAGACAATGGGAAGATAAAAATGGAAACCCTTGCTATAACTTTTGGGATATCGAAGCTGAACACCCAAGAACAGCTGTCAATTATACTGTGAGAAAAGCATGATTTGTATTCCAACAACATTACTAGTCATAATAATTGCGCCAATAATAGTTGGCGCAGTTTATTATTTGGAGAATAAACATGAATAAAAAAGAAACAACAAGACTATTAAATAATAATAAAGAACTATTACTAATTCATCAAAAGGTAGTTGACAAGTTAGAACAAAGAATTGCTACACTTGAAAAAGTTTTAGACAGCCATGCTAAATGCATTGGAGAAATGAGAGAGGAGAAAACAGATGTTTAATTTAGAGAAAACAAAAAAGCATATTAATATGACTTCAGAAATAAGAGATAAACAAATTGATGAGCAAGTTTGCACAGGGGATATGTATGGAATTGATGATGCTTTAATTTCTTTTGCTTATAAAACTATTTCTACTAAAGAATTAAAAAAGCTAATTAAAAAAGAAGAAGAAGAAATGGAGAGAATAAAATGAGCAATCTTAAATTTTGCCAAGGACCAAGATGTCATCAATATCATACCCAGGACAGACTTAGAGGACCTAAAGGAAATAAGACTTATCAAACTAGAAGAAGGTCAAGCTTTTATTATTTAGATGGCAATGCGTGTGATATGCGTTGTCAAGCTGATTGGTTTAATAAGTTTGGAACAAGAGCACTTGACCATTTTGGAAGAATAACAGAAGCAAAACATTTAACGGAAGAAAATGCCTGGCATAAGACTTGGAATTGGGATGGTGATTATAACAACCGGAATTATATTTATCTTAACTCAATAACACAGGAAACAAGACCATTGACCGAGAGCCAATACAATGATAGTAATTACACATTAAATACAGGAGAATAAACATGACAACACAAACAAAAATAATCAAAGACATCAAAGACGATCCATCACTTGAACAAGCACAGAAGTTTGTTGGTGGTTACGTTGAGTTGGTTCGTGTGAATGATGGTGTGTTATTAATCAATGAAGATGGTAAGACTAAACATCTACCAATTAATGATGATGCATCTAGATTATACGAGCAAACTTATGGAGTTGATGAAGATATTATACTTGGTAATGCTATTTACATTCCCAATACATTAACTCAATCACAATGGTTTAACTAACCATCAACCTGTGACCAAGGCGCTAACGCGCCTTGGTCTATTCAATAGAGGTACCAAACCCAATCCCAAACTAGATTAGATTAAGACCCCCTTACCCCCTTTTTTTAAAAGGGGTCCCACAACTTTAGGTTGAATTGCTTGATTTGGAGAGCCGTTGACAAAGATTTCATTTCCTCCTATAAAGTAGGGGAAAATATGAAAGAAAAAAATTTTAAAAAAATGGGCCCACCTACAAAAGATCCAAGTAACGTAAATCCTGAGTATTTAAAATATAAATCATGGCATATTAATTATTACAAAAATAATTCTGAAAAAATTAAACAGAAACAGAAAGACAGAAGAGTGGCTTTTAATAAAACACTTCCTTCTCTTAATCTTATTTGTACATATTGTAATAAACCTTTTATTCTACCAGGAATGAAAGAGAATGGGCACAAACAAAAGCCAGTTAAACATTGTAGTTATCTTTGTCACAAGAGAGAAGAG